AATTTGAAGAGGATTTTGGGAAGTAGAATTAGCAATAGCTGCGTCTATCTCTGCTATCCTATCAGCTAAGGCTTGACGCTCCGCCTGGGCCGCCGCTGCGGCTTCATTTGCCGCCGCTGCATCTATTCTATACTGCTCTCCCGGGCTATAACCACCCTGAGCAGCTGCATCCTGTGCGGCTACAGCACCTGGGTCATAATAATCTCCCGTAGCGCCACCAGCTAAAGCGTCTGCTAAAGCAGCGGCTAAAGCTGCGCCGCCTGCTACAGCGCCACCTCCTGACACATCAGCAACGTCAGCCCCTATATCTATATCTCCCCCCATTGCACCGCCCATGCTTCCACTGCCAGCCATACCCGCGCCTACTCCTGATCCTGTTGCTCCTGGTTCTGGCATAATGCTATCCCCCTCTCCTAGAACGTCTAGTAGTATTAGCTGCTCTCATTTGTTTTCCTGCTCGCTTAGCGGCAGCCTTTGCCTGTTTAATTCCTTTCGGGGTATAGGCATATTTCTTTCCACCAACTGTAGGCATACGTCCTCCTAGTTTAAGACCTGTGGCCTTTCGTCATCTACTTCTAAAAGCTTCTCGATAATAGAATCCACATCAACAGCTTTCTTAACTTCAACTTTAGTTGTTTTAGTTTCTGTAATGTCCTTCTCCTGCTTGGAGTAGGCTGACCTGTAACCAAATTTATTTACCATCATGAACGAATAGAGAGCAGTATTGAATGACTTATTCTCTAAATTATTCCTACCAACACCAATCCAGTAAGCTTCCGAAGCCTGTATCCCCAATGCAACGGCTTCCTGGAAATCTCCCTTACGTGGATCTTTTAACCAGCGATACCACGTACTTTTATTAATTCCGAGGAACTTACATATCTCAACAACAGTGGAACCATTAGTAAACATTTCGTTTACTTCTGCTCTATTTGCTGGGGTCCACACACTACTGTGAACTATCTCGCCTCGTCTCTTTCTCATGATGCTATATAATCAATTATTAATTTACCCTTCAGATGATCCATTTCATGCTGAATACAAATAGACTCAAAGCCACTGAAATCCTTTGTGATAGTGTCTCCGTCTAAATCTTTATATCTTACTTTTATATTCTTTGATCTTTTGATCCTGGCCTGCATGTTAGGAACTGACAGGCATTCTTCGTTTGTATAAACCTCACCATCTTTCGCCTTTATTATAGGGTTTACCATTGCGGTTAATTTTGACATATCGTCGGAAGGATCAAAGATGATGAGGTTTTTCCTTATACCTATCTGCGGAGCAGCAAGCCCAACACCTTGGTGGGTATACATAGTCTCCACCATATTATTCACAACCCCTCTCATATTCTCATGTTCCTCTACATCCACACTCTTATTCCTTAATCGTGGATTAGGAAAAGCTAATATATCAAGAACTGCCATCCATTACTCCAACTTTATCTTATCTATCTTCCCCTGAACTTGCCCGTTTCCCTCTATCGCTCGGCCCCTACCTCAGACACCCTGCGTCTTGGTCTTGGCTTCGGCCTTGGCCTCGGTTTGGGTTTTGGCCTTGGTCTGGGCTTAGGTCTCGGCTTTGGCTTAGGCTTAGGTCTAGGCTTAGGTTTTAGTTTAGGATTCGGCAACTTTGGTGGAATAGGTTTAGGTCTTGGTTTAGGTTTAGGCTTAGGTTTTGGTCCCGGTCGAGTCTCTGCAGTCGGTGGCTTAGGTCTGGGTTTTGGCTTGGGTCTAGGCCCACCGGGTTGTGGAATTGGTCCATATGTGGGCATTGGCATAAAGTTATCCGGCTTCTTCTTAGGCTTCTTCGTCGCTTGAGGGGTCGGTTTCTTTGCAACCGGCTTTGTTTGAGCCTGTGGAGCCTTTATAACTTTACCCTGCTCGTCAAAATATCTCCTCTTTTTCTTAACCTTCTTTAAACCACTAGTTGTAAGCGCCATTATATTTCCTTTCTCTAGATAAACATAGAGCATTTAACGATACAACATCCCCAAAAATATTTTCCATCTCAGAATCTGATGGATGTAATGAAGGAGTATGCATCTGTACATTATAGGAAAGCCCAGTAATTATCCCATTTAACAGCTCATAGTTCTTTTCCCTATCAACTTCCATATAAATAGCAGGCTTTAATTTGTTTATAGTTTGAAGACCTCCCAATAAAACACTAGGCTCCATACCTTCAACATCTATTTTGATGAAATCAAGTCTATTCAAACCCATATCATCTATCTTACATATTGCTACATCCTCCCCCTCTTTGTGCCCGTCTATCCACAGACCACCAAAGTTATTCTCTACATCTGGATTTAATGGGGGAACCTTTACAATCTCCTGCTTATCACCCACTCCCATATGTTTGCAGTCAACATTCTGTCTAGAATTAATTGCCATATTGGCACACAACGTTTGGAACACAAGTCTTTGCGGCTCAAAAGCAAGGACAAAACCATTATCACCTACTCTTTCCGAGAACCATAAGGTATGGGTTCCTATATTTGCCCCTATATCAAGCACCACATCACCTGGATGTACATACTCCTCAAACAATTTTAGCTCTTCGCTTTGATATTCTCCATAATGTTCTATGGATTTACCTACATAAACGTCATTCTTATTGTAAAGAATGCTTCCATTATCTACTTCTTTTAGTATATTATACATTTATATTAATATATATTATATATGTAATTATAATAATATATATATAACATATAATATTACTATATACTCCATATCTTCTCTCTATCTAGTTAAGAGGGCCGTGAAGGGGTAGGAGAGGTAACGCCCGAAGACGCCGATGAGAGGGAAGTACCCCAACACGGGCCCAGATTCACGTGTAGTCTTATTCCATACTATACATTATACCATATTACCCCCCCTGGCTGTGACAAAATGTACCTAATTTTAAGCAATCCTGTTAACAAACTCCCTAAAAATCCAAAAAAAATTTAAGGATGTCGCAAATAAACAACAAATAGTCGCATAATAGCATCTTAATGTACTACATAGTAGCCTATTAGACCCCTTTTGAGTGTGAGAGTGCGTGTTTTTTATTGTATGTATGGGGGCGTGGAACGGGACTCCGCGACCTCGATTGCCCTGCGGTGCCGACCGGAGTACCTTCCAAAACTTTCAACTTCATCAGGTTAATCAAGGGCTTACGGTGTGCGTGTGTGTGTGGGCGCATTAAAACGAAAGTGTTGACAGGCTCGACCAGTTTGCTATAATAGCTGTATTCCTAGTGAATACCCCTAGGAACAGGGCAACGGCTACCGCTCCATAGAAGGAGTTGCACATAGTTGCGTAGTAGGTAGACACACGGCCCGTTGACAAGGCAAGCCGGTCAATCCAACAAAATAGGGCGCACGAGAGACAGCCCCGTGTGCATCGCTACTCTATCCCAACGCATTCGCAAGTCTGCACAGGGATTGGCAATAGAGTGTGCATTATCGGGGGCGATGATGGCAGTACTAACATTATCGGATGGCGTACTGGGGGACGTGTACCAGTAGAGTCCTACGTTCTGGGCCGTAGTTGGTCTATGGAACTAGACTGTTAAGCTTCCACAGCAATGTGGAGCGGGCGTGATGTGGCAGGTAGGTCGAGAAGCCTACACTGGCAATGAGGTCATACGGCGCAGGCTGTGTTCAGATAGGGGAAAAGAGCACAGATACCTTGAGAGCCTAAACCTTGCAGAATCGAGAGAGTCTGCACGGGGATTCACGGGGAATCCGATCCGCAACCCGAAAGGGAGCTGATCCACAGTGGAACTGGTGTGTTGTGTGCTTGGAGGATTGTCGCCGACAGTCCATAACTTCAAACTAGGAGATTCAAATGAATCCTAAATACGAAGATTCCAAGAAAGTAGTAACGCGTCTAAACCAGATCACTCGCTCCATCCGTGGAAACGAGCGTAACATTCAGTTGGACGTCTTAATCCCTGCGATTTGGCACCTGAAAATGCATGGAAACAATACGCTTTTAACGAAGTGTGTTACTTCAATGCCTGGGTCGATCAACGAGAAAAAGATGATCAACTGGATTGTGACCAACACTGGTGCATCATGGAACCCGAAGTCCAAGAAGTTTGCCAATCCGAAGCCGGATACTGATTTCTGGACTGAGGACTTCAACGAAGCGAAGTACAGCGTTGAAGATAATCCGTGGTTTGCTCCTCTGAAACGCTCTGAGCCGAGTCTGTTTGAACTGCTCGCGATGCTCAAGTCTGCCAACCGTAAACTTGAGAATAACGAGGAGGAGGCACGGAAACAGGCCCCTGGTGCTGTTGCCGAAGCGATGGAACTGGTCAATAGACTGCACGAAGTAGGGTGCAAATCGACCCGTAAATCTGCTTGATTCTGTGGGGTTGTCCTCGATGTTGAGGGCAATCCTCCAAGCACATATCACAGGAGAGCAGTATGAAACAGCCGAAGATGTACAATAGAAATGGGCCTGCTACTACAGAGATTCCGTCTGTAGATTATGGTTTGGATGAGATATTGCCCGTGTCTGTTATGGGCAGAATCCCAACCGTGAAGCATCCCGTCAAGATACCGACAAAAAAGGGTGCTCAACGTGGTACTCCGTACACGAAAATAAATGGGAATGTGCGGAGGCGTAAGTATGGGTAGCACAACACCCCCGACCATG